GGTCAACGCGGATTCCACCTGCAACGCGAACCTTGAAGCTTGGAAGGTGTCCGAATAGGACAGACTTAGCTCCAGTTGCAACTGCTGCAACATTTGGGTTCTCGTACACTGGGTAGCCAAGCAAGGTTGCTGGCTGACCTGGAACTGCTGAGTTGGTCCAGATGTAGTTACCTGCACCATCCTTTAGCTTGCGAGCTGCTGCGATACCTGACTTGCTCATCTGGAAGCCTAGGCCTGGAAGTACGCGAGCGCCATCGGCGATTCCGTAAACCAAGTCAATTAGGTTCTCGTATGAAGCGGCTCCAGCAACACCAGTTCCACCAGTTACTACCGAGCCAGCGGCTGCGGATAGCTTAGAGGTTAGAACGGAGTTAGCCTGAAGACCTAGAGAGGTTCCTAGCTGTTGTGCAATGTAGCTGGTGATGTTGAATCCAGCGTCAGTTACTAGTTCCTGAGCTACCTGTACAAGCGCACCATACTTCTCAGCACCAAGAGTGATGGATGAGAATGTTGGGTTGCTTTCGGTGATAGCAGAACCAGCAGCTACTGAACCAGAAGTTGAGGTTGCAGTAACAGTTGGGATTACTAGGTTCTCACCAGAAGTGGTGTTGAAAACCTCAGAAACAGTTAGCATTGGGCCAACTAGCTGAGCGATTTCGAATACCTGGTCAAAGAAGCTCTGACCAACAGTGTTAGCGGATGGTACTAGAGTGCGAGCCTCGCGACCGAACTCAAATCCACGCATTTCGCCAGAAGCGATTGAGCGAAGGATGTCAGCGTCAGAGTTTTCTGCAACTGGTACTGATGGAACAAATGAAGCTGCTGCCTCAGATGCGCGAGCTTCGCGGTCTGCTAGCTTGCGAGCGGTTTCGATAGCTGTGTCGGCCTGGTCAATGTCAGCCTCGATACGAGCAATCTTTTGGTTTTCTTCAGCGGATAGTCCACGCTTCTCAGCCTGTGCAATGTCAAGAACTTCTCTTGCCTGTGCGATTAGGTTGTTGCGGGCATCCATCTGAGTCTTAATGAAATCAGACATGATTCTCCTGTAATTAGTTGATTAGGGGGGTCCTGCGGTGCTGACACTCAACAGATACAGCGGTGCTTACACTCAACTGTTATCAACAAGTTTATAGGCAAAAGAAAACCCCAGCTCAGAAAGGGGGCTGAGCTGGGGGTAAAGAAACTCTATCGGGTTTCTTTGATATCCACAACTCTTGCTTCTTTGGCTGGAGTGTGGGAGTTTGTGTTGTCTAGTTCCCAAATAGCTTTAGCTAGGTCATCTGCTAGGTCAGCGATTACGCCAACCGAAGGGTCGCCAGCGGCCTTTAGGATAGCTTTTTTGATTTCGTCTTTGCTTGCCATGTTAAATCCTTTTCATTAGAAGGTCAAATTGCTTCTGCTTTAGGTCGAGGATGGTTAGGCCATTATCCTCTACCTCTTGCACCTCTGGCTGAGCCTTTAGCTTGGCAACAACCTCAGTAATCAAGTTTGCGTTCTTTTCGTCTAGTTCTTCGCCAGACTCTAGCTTTAGTAGTGCGTCAGCTAGCTCGTCAGCGTTGATGCTTGGAGCTGACCGAACAGTCGCAGTTGTCGCCGAATATGCTGGGAAACTTACGATGCTGGTTTCGAAAAGTCTTACTGATTCCAAAGTTCTTGTCTGCCCATCTCTTGACCATGAATCTTTGATTACATTGAAACCAAAGCTCATTGAGTCTATAACCTTAGTACGCAAAAGCTCGGCAATATCGCGGCCTCGTGTCGTGTTTGGAAGCTTAGCTGTAACTTTTAGTCCAACCGAATCCTCGACAAGTTGCATAGTGCCACCTCTTAGGGAAGCTAGAGGTTCACCTGAGTCGTGGTTCCAAAGAAGCTTGACTTCGTTGCGAGACTGTAAGGAACGCTTGAAAGCACCAGGAGCAACATACTCGACAAAGCCACCAAGGTCCTCTGATGGACTGTTGAAGACAGATGCGTAGCCTGTAAAGGTCATGCCGTCACCCTCAGCCCTGACTTCGAAGTCAACGCTGTTGGTTCTTACTTCTGGCTCTTTAGCTTCAGGCTGTGGGCCGTCAATCTTTAGCTGGATTGCTCTAGCTACATCAAGCCACTTGTTTTTCTTATCCATACTGTTAGTTTCCTCTTGTCTAATCCTAGCAACAACCGAATCAGCATAGGCTTTAGTCCGCTGTGCTGCTCTCTTGCTTGGTCCAGAACCCCAGAGTAGGTGAGCAACAACACCAGCAGAAGGGTAGTTGTCAGATTGAGGGTCAGCATCTGGTGAATCAAGGTCAACTAGATGACGAGCAATCCAAGCAGCTATTCTTATCCACTTGTCATCGCTTACGCGGCCTTCAGCCATTTCTCTGGCTTCTCTGATTGTCTTAGGGGTAACGCCGTCACCAGCTAGACCTTCTTCGTAGTATTCAAGTCCACGCCGAGCTGCTGCTCTCATGTAAGCAGGGGCTTCTTGGTTTATAGCTCGTTCTTCATCGGCTGATTCCCAAGCGTTGCAGTAGTAGCCACCATCAACAAAGTCATCCCAACGCTCACACCAGGCTTTGTCGCCTTCTGCGTTTACGCGAGACTCGTCAAAGAAGAAACAGTTGCCACAAGCCCTGCCTTCTGGGACATCCTCGGCTAGAGCAGGTCTGTAATTGTCAGGTAGGTTGCTTTCTTCTTCAGTCTCGTCAATTTCTTCTACTTTTTCTACTTCAAAGGCAATCATTTTTGGAGTAGGTATCTTTTCTAACTGAAAAACATTTATGACCATCATCTTGTCGGTTGGCTCAAAGATGCCGTCTTCGTAATTGAACAACCGAACCAGAGCGAACTGACCTTCGACCATAACGACCTGTGCAGCTACTTTAGGGTCTAGTGGCGACCAAGAAACATAGTCGTCAATAGCAAGCGAACCGATGGCTGCTCTTTCCCCAACAAACTCAGTTTCTTCAGCAATGCTGATAGCAACAGCTTGGTCAATAGCTGATTCTTTTGTGTCGTGACAAGCGACTAGTTCGCCATCTTCTTTTTCGACAGCCCAGTTAGAACACTCGGGGTTTTTATCTGTGATGTAGTACGGCATTAGGCTAACCTCGCATTTACTGTGATTGTTCCACCAAGAGCGACTGCTGTGCCGTTTACTGTGATGGTTGTTGCTGATAAAGAAACTGTTTGTGTTTCTGCGTTGTAAGCAACTGGTGAGGTAGCAGCGATTACGCCTGTTGGTCCTGTTGGCCCAGTTGCACCTGTTGGTCCCTGTGGTCCTGTTGCACCCTGCGGACCAGTTTCACCCTGTGGGCCAGTAGCGCCAGTTGAACCAGTATCGCCCTGCGGACCCTGTGGTCCTGTCGGTCCAGTCGGGCCAGTGGCTCCAGTATTACCAGTATCACCTTTAGGCCCAGTTGCTCCTGTCGGGCCAGCGTCACCCTGTGGACCTGTTGGTCCTGTTGCTCCTGTGTCACCTTTTTCGCCCTGAATACCTTGGCTGCCTGTCGCACCTGTGGCTCCTGTTGCTCCAGTAGGACCTGTATCGCCTTTGTCACCCTTTGGTCCTTCAGGCCCAGTCTGACCTTGTATACCTTGGATACCCTGGCTACCTTGTGGACCAGTTGCACCAGTCGCACCTTGAATAGCTAACGGAAACCAGTTAGTTGCATCTAGGGCAGGTGCTTCACCTTGTGTCGGATTGCCAGAAGCAAACCAAGACGAGTTGTTGTAATAAACAGCATCATTGTCAACATAGTCAATGTCACCGCTCCAAGTGCCACGCCAGTTGATACCAGTAGCACCAGTAGCACCGACAGCACCAGTAGCGCCAGTTTCACCTTGAATACCTTGAGGTCCTTGGCTTCCAGTATCTCCCTTGTCTCCTTTGTCGCCCTTAGCTCCTTGAGGACCAGTAGCCCCAGTAGCTCCAGTCGAACCTGTGTCACCCTTGACACCTTGTATACCTTGTAAACCTCTTGGCAAAGTAAAGTTGACTGTTTGCGATGGAGAAGTGCCAGTAATTGTTACGACAGCGGTGTCATCGCTTGACTTAGTGACAGTTCCAACAGTTAGCGTGTTTGATGGACCAGCTACACCCTGAATACCCTGTGGGCCTGCGTTACCAAGGCTCAGGGTAGTAAAAGTTTCGATTACATTGACATCAGTGTTCGTTGCTGTGACAGCAAGCGTTGTTGATGACTCAAGTATCTCCAGGGTGACTTGGGACATTACTTAGTGACCTCAGCTTGGATAGCAAAAGAGCCTTGTAGTAACCGAGTAACCTCGCTACCTGAATTTAGCTCTAAGTCGTAAATGTAGTTGCCTGGTGTTGCAGAACCCATAGTAGAAGCAGATACACCGATGGCGATTGTGCCAGCGGTTCCACCGAGTGTTATGCCTGAGCCGTTAGTAAGGCTTAGCACTGCTGTCGAGTTAGGGTTTTCTTTTACCTGCATTGCAGCGGTGTAACCAGTAAGGTTTACGGCTGTGCCACCGATTGCCCAAGTCATGTTCAAGGAGTAAGTTGCACCTTGGTAAGCCTTGATGTTGTAAGTTGCTGGATTTATCATTTCTATACCTGTTTCAAGAATCCGAGTTTGAGGTTCAATTTATCTGCTACTGCGTAAAGCTCTGATGATGGTGACATGTCTAGCTGTAAGGTTTCTAGCTTTAGTAATTGCATGCCAGTAGCGATGGTGACATTAGGACCGCCGATGTAGATGCCGTCATCGTTATTCATGTTGTGAATGGTCAACCGAAAATCTGATGTGCTTGTGCCGTCAATAAGTGTTGCGACTGTACCGACAGTTACCTGACCTGAGCTAATGACAGCCATGACTAAGCCTCGTAAACGGCTTCTGGGTCCTCTGGGTTTACCTGAGCAACACCTTGCAATTGAACCGAAGGCAAGCCTGTGTGAGCAATCTCTGGAAGACCAAGAGCGGCAAGTGCTTCGCTTGGTGAGAATCCAGACTGCACAAGCTGAGTAAGCATGTACATCTTCTTTTCGTCAGTAATTACCTGAGTGTCAGCCAAGGCAATGTTAGCTAGTGGGACTCTGTACTGGTCGCCTTGGTCAACTGGTGGCAAGTCTTCTAGTCTGCGTACATCGTTGGTCGAGTAGAAACCAGCCTGAGTACCAACTGAGTATGACCGAATCCTAGCTTCTAGGTCTGCGCGTAGTAAGTCGTTGAACTGAAACTTGATAAAGGCATCGCCTGGTAGCAAGCGTGAGAAAGCAGCCTCTACTTTTTCGGCTAGCGGTCTTAGGGTCATAGAAACAAACTGCAAGTTGTTCTGTTCAACCGAAGCGTAGCTTGCTGTGCCAGGAACGCCTAGAAGGTGTAGTGGCACATTGAAAGCTCTTGCGATTTCTTCTACTGCAAACTTGCGTGACTCTAAAGCTTGTGAAGATTCTGGGTCAGTCTGAGTAGAAACAAACTTAGCTCCACCAGATAGAACACCAGTCTTGTGTGCGCGTCTTGAGCCGTTGCGGTGACGAGCATCGAAGCCGTCAGCTAGTTGCTTTGCTTGCTCAGATGTTAGGTTGCCAGGAAACTCGATGATGCCAGCGGCTGATGCGCCAGTACCGAAGAATCTAGCAGCGTAATCGCTAAGTGCGATGTTTAGACCGAGTGACTGCTTTAGTGTTTCTACTCTGCTTAGTCCTTTTAGCTCACCAGGCAGAATCAAGTCAACAATGTGAATAACCTCGTCACTTGTTAGTGGCTTGTTCTCACCTTCGTAGATGTAAACCTTGCGACCAACCTTAGAACGCTCTACCTCTACCTTTTCTGGGTTTAGGTTTACTAGGTTTACAACCTGACCTTGGTTGTCGCGGAAAACACGAGTGTAAGAGTTGCCATGAACCAACAAGCTTGAGAAGACCTGCTGAAAGAACGCTGCTCTCGTGCTTAGGTCAACATCTGGCTGGTCTAACCACATTGGTCTAGGGTTTAGAGGTCGGCGTATTGGACCGACTCTTAGATAAGCCCCACATGGCAAAGTTGAGATGGTGTCAGAGATAAGACTTACTGCTGAGAAGAAAGCAACAATCTCAAAAGACTTTTTAGTGGTGACATTTACGCCAGCTTCACTTTGTAAGCCCCAAGGCTCACCTGCACCCCAAACAGTCTGAAAACTGACTGCGCGTTGTTCAAAAAGATTACCGAGCATTACTTACTTCTTTCAATAGCGATACCGAATACCAACATGCCGATACCGAGTAAAACTATGCCCGCTGGTGGAAAGATAAAGGCTGCCCCTAGTGAAATCGTAAACACGCCTAATGCTTGAAGTATTGTCGCTATCATTACCAGCCTAATTGAAAAATTGCGGGGTTAGTTCGTCTTCTAGTTTACTGCTATTTATACACCTGTCTAAAGCAATTACGGCAGCAATCGCCGCGTCAATCTTTCTTGGGCTAGAAGCAGACTCTTTTGTGATTCTTCTCCCCTGCCTGTCAGATTTGACCACAGTGTTGTCTAAATGCCTAGTAAGCACAGGATTGCCGTCATGTGTGATGGTTTGCTCGGTTACAGCGTCATAAAAGATTTGACAAGCAGGAACAATACGAGCTGCGGAGTAAGTTGGGAAAGCAACTACTGGAAAACCCATGTCTTCAAGCATTACCATCGTTTTTTGCCAGCGTGGTGGGTCAAAGACGAGTTCTCGGACATTTCTGTACTTAGTGCAGAACTGAATGATGACATCTTCAACTTCTAGGGTAGGAACACGCCAGCTAGCGTCATCTTCTGAGGTTTTCTCCCAAACAGCAACTGTAAAGATGTGTGGCTTGTCTTTTTCGTCTCTTGGCAACCGAACACCGACCACAGCAGTCGAGTCATTGCTCCAGGAGCCGTCAAAACCGAGAATAAACTCGTCTTCTTCGTTGTAATCGCTCTCTGTGGCCAGTTTTTCCCAAGAACCAGTCGGAAGCCAGCTATCTTTCGATGAAACCCACTGATTTACCCTTTTACGCCTAAATTCTGACTCTGGTGTCCTCAAAACGGCAGATTCGAAGTCTGACCGAGCGCAAATGTCGTCAAAGCCAGGATTTGATAGTTTCCAAGTCTCAGGGTCGTCATAGGGCATCTCTTGAGGTGCTTCCCACCATGCCATAAAGAAAGTAGGGTCGTTTATTTCGCCTCTTGCAACCTTCTGGCCGTACTGATACAGCGAGTAAGCGATTGAATCAGCACCTGAGCTGTCAGACTTCACGCCAGCGGTGGTAATCGCAATCATTGTGGCTAAGTTACCTCGCGCACCTTGAGCAAGAGCCATAACATCGAACAGCTCTCGGTTAGGTTGCGCGTGTAGCTCATCAAAGATTGTCATTGTCGGTGACAGACCTTCCTTGGAAAAAGCCTCGGCTGATAGCACTCGATAAACCGAACCTGTACTTGGCACTTCAATCGCATCTCTGTAAAGCTTGCAAATCTCAGAAAGCTCACTGGCCTCAATAAGTTTCTTGGTATCACCGAATACTAGGCGAGCTTGGTCCTTATCTGCCGCACAAGAGTAAACCTCAGCACCTCGGATACCAGAACCGACAAGTCCGTAAGCTGCAACAACCGACATAAGGCTCGACTTGCCGTTTTTACGCGGCATACCGACCAAACTGACTCTATTCTTCAATCCTTTGTCATCGTGGGCAAAAAGGTGGCGTAAAAGCTCTGATTGCCAGTCGCGCAGGTCCATTGGGCTTCCTGCTTTGCCTGCAACCGAATCTTTGGTGATAATACCGAAGGCTTCAGCGAAATCAACAATGTCTTCACCCTCGCCGTTGAGAATCTCTTGCTCAGCGACAGGCGTAAGCCAGATAGGTGGCCAGCTACTGACGCTTTTCAAGCTCACGCTTTGTCCTTCTTGCAAATAGTTCTTCTAGCTTTGACTCTCTCTTGACTTCTGCCAAACCGAGTCTTGACCTAGCCTCTGGTGAGAAGCCAAGTTTATTGATGTTGCCAGAGATGATGGTTTCTAAGTCATTGAGTTGTTTGTACAAGTGCCAGTCATAGTCGCTCTGCAAGCGTTCCATAATCTCGCGCCGTCTGTCGTATTGCTCGCATGTCATCTGTAAGAGGTGAACATCTATCGCGCCAATCCAAGGCAAGCCGTACTTGAAGACATCATCCCAGAGTTGTAGGCCGTCTTGACCGAGTTCTCTAACTGGCTGGCGCTGTCCTGGGGCTATTTCGGCCAATTCGCCTGCTTTCGGCAAAGTTTGGTGGCCAGGGTTACCGAGTAGGCGTTTTTGCTCAATCGGCTTGGCGGGGTTTGGCATAGGTCTTCCCTTCCTTTGTTTTCAAGGCTATCAGAAAAACTTTGAACCTAGAAAAAGTACGCAAAGG